TTGTACTTAGTCGTCCCGTCTGAAGAACTCACGGTAGGCGGGGTTTCGTTGGATGGTTTTGATTTGCCGGTCCCGTAGAAATCGTCCCACTGGTCCCGGTCGTAGAGATTGTTTGTCATACCATATTCGGACTCTAAAAAGTCCTTGATAGAGCCATAGTTGAATACGGACTCCTGTCGCTTGAATGAATAGATCGACATACCGGATGAGGTTAGGGTCGAGCACGTATACTAGAGCACACACTAGCCCGATGTCAATACCTATGAGGATAGTGGTGGGGTCCATAGGATAGGTTCCTTCGTTGTTGAGTTGTACTCTCCAGGGCGAAGGATCCGCGCCAAGCGAGTGTTGCGGAGGGCATCCTCCTCAGTTTGACCAGCCTTGATATAAGCCTCAAGGATGGCTTCCCAAGGGTCTTCAGCCTTTTCTAGGATCTTCTTGGCTCCTACTGCTCCGATGCCGGGAACGCCCTTGTAACCATCGACTGGATCACCAGTAAGACACTGGGTCCAGAACCAATAGTCAGCTTCCTCTGGGGTTACGTTGAACTCATCGCTGCCGTTGAATAGGCGACAAGAGATCTGCTTCATGTCCTTATCTGGTGAGACAAGAACAAAGTCACGAGGATCAAGGTGGCACTCCAAACCAAGAGCGTCATCAGCTTCTAGATTAGGGTAACGAACAACTTTGTAATGCTTGGAACACCAATCTAAAAGGCGCCGGTATCCCACAGGCTTCCGTTTAGTACGCTTTCCTTTGTAGTCAGGACAGACGAGCTTACGGAAGTTCTTACTGTCGGAGAAGTAGAGGGTAACGTTGTTGGTATCGAACCTTTGCTTGAGGCTTTTGAGTTCCCCTTCAAAGATGTCCAACACAACACGGAAGTTACTAGCGATTGTAATGAGGTCATCACCCCAATCCAATTCTGTTTCAGCCGATTGACAAGCGCGGTAAGCATAGAAGTCAGCATCAACACGGAGTTGGGTATCAGTGACAGTCTGCCCATGAGAGCCCTTCTTTTGCTTCTGAGGCGAGGGGGACTTTGAGCTTGTAGTATTCTCCGGCTTGGACAATCGCCCATTCGAGTGTGAATTTGGCATCTGCTACGAGGTGTGGTTGAACAGCGAGTTGAATTTCATCGTGGATCCAGCCAAGCCATTGATAATCAATGTCCCAGTTGTAACCATAATGATTGAGTGTTTCATAAGTAATTACATTCCACCGCTTACAAACAATAGCCCCTGCTGATTGCAGAAGGTAGTTCAGGGCAGCATGTTTCTTACCTTGAAGACGGATAGGGCGACCATCCAGACCCCGCAGGATGTCAGTCTCTGCTTTCTTTTGGACAGCAGTCAGCAACCCATCAAGACCAGGAATAGCTTCAAGAAACTTCCTGCGAATGTCCTTACCCAGGGTAGTTGCTTTCCGATCATCCAATGATTTATCCAAAGAGTACCCAATCTTTTTGTCGGATGCCCCGTAGATAAACGCATAGGTCAGGGTCTTAACGTCCTTGCGAGAGCAACCCACCCGATCCGCATTCTGTTGATGTATGTCGCCATTGACAACAACGTCAGCAAAAGCCCCTCGATCAAAATGACTGAGGTAATGACCAAGCATCCGAAGCTCCAACCCAGAAGCATCAGCACCGACCTGGCGAAAACCTTTGCCCGGCAAAAAAAGCGAACGGCAACGAGGGTCGCTGCTGGTCTGGCCAAGGTTCGGGCGTGAATGCGCGTTTCGGCCCGTGTTAGTAGCGAGTTGGCAAGTGTGGTGGATGCGTCCCTTGTTGGTGACCATCTTAAGCCAAGCATTGGTTCCATCCGATAGTTGTCCGAGGGCTTTTTGTAGGTCAAGGATCCGAGCAAAGATCAGAGATTCCTCTGTGTCAATACCCATCAACACCCCTTCATCAATCTTGGGGCGACCAGTGTCAGTAAAGACTTCTGGTTTCCACCCACGCCAGGTCATGAAGGCCCAGCCGATGTGATCACGCGAGGTAGGGTTGAACTCCTTAAGTTTGGTGAAGGCAGCATCTTTGATGTAGCCACGGGTAGAGTTGGGACGCTTAGGCGTCATCTCTCCACCGTCAACATAAGGAAAGACTTCCCTCATCTGATCTGCTAGTTGATCCATCTCTGTTCTGAGAGTGGCTTCTAGCTTCTGAGCAGCAGTTACATCAAAGGGCCAACCAGATGTCTCTTGCTTAGCCATGATGGCAGCAAGGTCATGCTCCAATCGGATGGAGTCCTGGAACTTAGTGAGCCGATCATGATCAGCCATAAGGTCAAAGACACTATGACAAACATGAACATCCTGTTCGCAATAGTCCTCCATCTCCATTGACCAGTCAGCCCAGTCAGTGGTCTTACCAAACTCACCCTTGTAATCACCAAGGCGATACCCCCAAGCCTCAAGAGCATGACGCCCGTAGAGTTTGGCTGGCATACCAATTGGTTTCTTCCGATAGTCCCTGCTAAGGATGTCAGGAAAGAACATCCGGCTAAGAATTAGCGTGTCATAAAGGACTGCTTTTGCTTGGAAGAACGGATATATCTGTTGGATAACTGGTATGTCAAAACCAACAATATTATGGCCGATGAGAACATCAGCCTCTTGGAGAAGGGTAATACCATTGGTTACAGAATGGGTGGAGCCGGTGTCATTGAATCGGAAGACTTGCTCCGTATCAAGATCCTTGGCAACGATACAGTGGATACGGTCCAGCCCCTTGCGGGGTAGGCCGTTGGTTTCGATGTCGAATAGGAGTCGCATTAGCTCCAATTGCCGGGTTCTTCCCGGTCGAGGGTTGCCTGAGTAAGGGCGCTAGGCGTCCCACATTCCTCACAGAACCAACCAGCGGGTTCCACCTCACTATACAGGAACTCGTTCCAGCCGCAAGTGCGACACAATTCTTTAGAATCCGGGGTCATACTCCTCATCAGGTGGTGAATTAAATGCCGAAGAGAGATCTTCAACCATGCGGCCAGTAGCCTCGTTAAACGTAATGGTCCCTGCTTGACCAGTTTTTCCATTGAATCGGTTCTTAAGGACTCGGATGTTGGCCATGTTATCACCAGCAGATAAGTTGCGTTCTAATGCGACCACAAAATCTGATAGCTGAACGATGGAATGTGAGCCCCTAAGTTGACCCAAACTGACCTGCTGTCCATCTTCGTGTCCTTTGTCCCCTTGGGGTCGCTTAAGGTGGCTGATAAGAATCATTCCAATGCCTGTCTCCTCTACAAATGAGCGGAGTTTGGTCATTGTAACATCAATCAGCTTCCTCTCATCATGGGACTCATTACCCGACATGAGAATCGAGAGGTGGTCAAGGACAATCCAACCAACTTCCTTAGCAAGAGCCATGAATCGGCAGTCACTGAGGATGCTGTCTGGGTCAACAGAACCAAACCCATCTCTGAGGTAAACCGAACCAGTCCCCAGACTTGCGTCAAAGGCGGCTCTAAGCGTCTCCTCAGGCATCTCATTGTTGATGTGGAGGGGTTTGTTTGCTTTGACCGACATCAGCCGTAGGGCGGTCCTCTGGAGGGACTCCTCAAGGGCAATGTAACCAACCTTCTCGCCTTGATCGACAAGAGATTGAGCTACCTCACCACAGAAGGTACTCTTTCCAACACCGGAACCGGCTGTGATCGTGACCAATTCACCCCGCCTAAGACCACTAGTGAGGTTGTTAAGACCAGCGTAGGGCCAATCAGCATCCCTACCATGTAGAGGCTTAGTTGCGAGAGTGAATAGATCTCGTCCGTCGATGACGGTTTTGGGTGAGTAGGGTTTCTTATTCCAGAGAACTGTTGAGGTGATCGCCTCATAATCTTTTGCTATTAACGCCTCGTTGGCGTCTTTGTAACTATCAAGTCGAGCAATGAACAGTCGATCATGTGGAAACAAACTGGCACAGTCTTGCGCTGCTTGTTGCCCCGCGTCATCCGAGTCAAAAAATAGGACGATACTATCGAACCCCATGACCCATTTGAGTTGATGCTGTAATGCTTTCTTAGCTGCTGCTGCGCCATTTGGAAGGCTGACAACAGGCCAAGAGGGTCGAAGTTGATAGAGACTCAAGCAATCAATCTCGCCCTCAGTGATGACCAACTCCTTCCCTCTGCCCCACAATTGTTGGCCAAAGAGAGTGTGGTCTTCATTCTTACCAGTCCACCTAAAGTCCTTATCAGCGTCCCTACTCTTAAAGCCAACCAATTGGCCAGCCTGTGAGTAATAGGGAAACCTTATGGTCTTGGTGTCGTGGTCATACCGAACGTTGAACTTCTTAAGAGTATCTTCCCTAAGGTTTCTACTCTTGAGTGGGATGAAGTCCCCAGTAAAGTCCATCAGTTTATTTTGTTTGTGGTGATTGGTGGTAGTGGATCCTTCCCCGTGTTCATAGTGTTGGCAAGAAAAGCAATGCGCGTGTCCGTCAGTATAACGAGCAAGCGCATCACTACTACCACAACTAGGACATGGTTCGTGCTTAAGAAACTCGCTCTCGGAGAGCATTTCGGATTGCATCAGCAGCGTTAGTCATAGAAGCGTGGTACGCCATCCAATCTTCAAGTTCATCGAAGATCATCTTGGCTACATCCTCAGCGGTAATAGTACCGTCGTGGACATAATCAGTACATTCAACCAAGGTGTCAGCAAAATACTGACCAAGGCCCGTAATGATCTCTTCTTTAGTTTTCATCAAACCAATCAAGTGGAATTGCGTGGGATGCCGCCCACAAGAAACCATTCTTGTCTGCCCACTTAGCGTAGGTAGTCTTACTGGTCTTTGTGAGCGTGTTGTAGGGGGCCTGAAAGACAAGGCGTATATCAAGGTGAGGGTGCTGCTTCTTTACGGCAAGCATCTTCCTTCGATCTTCTGGTTTGAAGTAACCCTTGGCTTCCAGTATGACTCCATTAGGAAGAATGAAGTCCGGCGTATAAACAGCCGACAAGGTGTAATTTAACCTTAGGGTTTCATATTCAAACTGATGCCCATTCAGTTCAAACCACCGAGCCAACTTCTCTTCGAGGCGGCTACGGTAAGCAGGCATTAGAAGGGAACGTCGTCCTCGTCATAGCCAGCTGGACCATCGCCTGGATCTACAGCCGGTTCAAAGCTGGGGCTACCAGTCTTGAAGCCTTCTGTCTTACCAAACAAAGCTGCCACCTCAGTTTCATCCATGCCGCCGCTATCAGAACCGCCGCTGCTGACCATCTTGATGATCTGTGCGCCGCGTACCTTAAGCGAGCAACCAACCTTTGCTCCGAAGACATAGGGCCTCAGGTCAATGATCAGTTTAACAACAGTGCCCTTCCACACCTGGGCTGCCATGTCAACAGGAACCCCATCGGTGTCTACCCAGGGGAACATAGGGCTGTTGCTGTCTCCACCGTAGGAGACTTTGACAAGGCCACTCTCATCCCACTTGGGAAGCTCAGCGGAGAACCGCTTACCACCCATCTTGTTCTTACCCCATTCCAGGGCTTGCTCATAGACAGCATCGAACTTGGGCAACTCCTCTTCAGGAATGCGGAAGCCAATGGTGCAATTGTTAAACTTACCGGAAGGAACAAGAGCATTGATGTACCCTTCCAGGGTGGTGGTGATTACAAAGCGTCCGTCAGACATTTGTGGTAATTAGTTCGTGGTTAGCGTAAAGAGAAAGATGATCCATTAGGTTATCATCCAGTAGAAGATCAAGCTTGGTTGCTAAGTATTGAACATACTCAGGTACCCAATCAAGACCATATTCAACATTGATTTGTTTTGCCAACTCTAACGCATAAGCATCGTTAGGAATGACAAGATCCATCAACATTGTTTCGGTGGTTGCTTCAGGCAAGGACTGACTCCACTGCGGAGTAAGCCTCATCGTAGGCTTCAAGGCATTCCATCGCATTACCGCCGCCTTCTGTTGCTTGAACGAGAAAGGCGCATTCGGCAAAGGTACGACAAATGAATTCCTCAAAGCTTTCATCAGGCTCAGGAAGCCCAACGTTTTGCTCTACCCATTCCTCTTCGTAGTTTTCTACAACCGAGACGTGGATG